CTTGGCAAGACCAACCTGTGAACAAATTGTTAACATTTCCCCAATCTGTTCATAATTGCAAAAAACTGGCATGAATATTGCTAGATAACTATAACATTAAATTGTCTGACAATATCATACAAAGTCGTCACTTATTCTATTGACATATTAGTTCAATTGGACTATAGTAGACTTATCAAATGAAAGAGAGGAAACAAGATATGAATAGCTTAGAAAACCTTAATGAGTTGTTGGAAAGGGCAAATGATGAGGGATATTGCTGGAGTGCTTTTGAGTCATTAGCTGGAGTTGTTGAAGTGTATGTGAACCGATTAGATAAATATAAGTATGATGTTTCTTACAAGGTACTCTGTACAGGTGCTGAGTACACTCGTACTTTTAACACTATAGTTGATGTCAAGAGAGATATTTTAGATGAATTTCTATTTGAAGAGTAAAAACAATAGCCCAGCATCCGCTGGGCCATCTCTATTATTACATTGTGATTGAACCTCTATGAATTTGTACCTGTGTTACTTCTGTCAAAGTCCGGTAGTAGTGCTTATCGTCTGAAATATCATACAGGGCTAAATAGATATGCCTTCCTCGGAAGTTAAGCTGTGCAGGGATGTGATAGAAATTACTTCCGGACTTAACGATCACAGTTGTTGGATAGCATGTGTATCCGTTATGATCTCCAATAAAAGACGTTGAGAAAATCCGTCCCAAACGGTATTCCGTGCCATCACAGACAAGTGTTCCGCTGTTTGGGAGACAAACATAGTTACCCCATATCAGAGTACTCGTATTCTCATTATACGAACTAACAAATGTCCAACTTGATCCAAGAGTTGGTGCAAAGTCACCTGCTTCAAAATTTGCAATAACATCATAAAATGATGGACTACACGATCCTGTTTCTACAGCTGTAGCAAGATAGGCTGCAAGCCGTTCCTGCCCTGTTGTGTTTGGGTGAAATCCATCAGAAGCAAGAAAACCATCTGCATGAAGAATATAATCGCTTCCTGTCAAATACCGCCAATTCTTCCGCTGTATGTTATACACACTCTTCGCAGTCTTGAGCCTATTCTGTACATTTGGATCATCTGTCCGATCAACTGACCATGCTACCATGGCAGAAAACACTTTGGCATTCGGAAATCTTGCTTCTGCTGCTCCCATAAAAGCGTTGATTCCGTTTTCAATTTCTGAGTAGCTTCCAAACTCATTAAATCCACCTACGACAAGGACCTGTTTTACATCCGCAGAAGCTGGTACAGCGTTTAACAACATAAGAAATGAATTAGTACTTGTTGAGAAAGATGCCCCACCATTTGCAGATATTGTGACATCCTCAAGTCCTGTGTACTTAATAAAGTTAGTTGTCCATGGAGTTACATTGCCATCCGGTGTATACCCAACGGTATAACTGTCACCGATGATGATGGTTTTACCTGAGTGATCAAAAAGTCCTTCTCTTTTCTGTAATTTTGTGATCTCAGCTGTATTTGTTTCTACTTGCCCTTTTAATGGGTCAATCTGTTCAGTAATTACTTTGGTAGTAGCTTCATTTACTACTTTTCCAATCTCTCCATCATCAAGAGATTTCTGTATAGCATCATCAATCATAGTCTGAGCTGTATCTTTGATGTGTGTCCACTCCTCGTGATCTTTGTCAGCCTGTTTGCCAACCTTCAGCATCCAGTCTAAGTTCATATCCTGCATGGAACTATGTGGATAATCAAAAAACATGTTATTCCCTCCTTAATAAATTAATAAAAGCAGATCCTGTGCAAATAACCCGGTGCAATAGTCAATGAAGCTTTGTTTCCTTAACTCAAGCTCTGACTGGATCATCTGCTGTGAAGTAGTAACACCAACGTTGCCATGAATACGCCCTACATGCTTATTCTGTCCAGTCTCTCTGCTTGTCTCACCCTTGCCATATTCAAATGTATTTTTGTTTTCTCCGGAGCTTTGTACTGTTGTGCTGCTACCGTACTCCGTTGTCGTTTTTTCGTTCGGGCTGTAATTTTGATCATTAAAAGCACTGACTTCATTGGTTGCTGTATCTGCCCCGGAGTTGGTCGTAGTGCTTCCATGTCCCGCTTCTTCCCTGTTGATATCCTGCCCGGAGCTTTGGCTTGTTCGTGTCATATCCGGGCTATCTGTCCATTCTTCATGACGATCATAGTTTTCAATAGGTTCATAATTAGTTAATTCTAACACATTATAAACCTTGTCAATGCTTGTTTTCCATTTCATGCTCCAAGCAGGAATAGCACTGTTATACATGAAATCCCAGTCCGGATAGAGTGGCTCACAATCTCCATAGGACAGAAGCAGGCTATCAATAAAATTCTGCCTGTCTGCTGATTCTGGGAACTCCATCTTGTCAAACAGAGTACTGTTCCATTCGTAAAGCCCTGCTATAGTTACTCTATAAAGTCCCATAAGGTTTCACCTCCACAGTCTCATAACTTCTGATCTTGATTGACAGGTCCATCTCCGGATAAAGTCTATTTGTCATGTCAACACCTGCTTGCATGGTTTCAAGCCAAGTAGTTAGCCGTGTCACGGATTCTGCATCATTTTTGCTTGTCTCAAGCATATTCAATCGTTCTTTTTTATCAGATCCGACTGATGGGATGCCAACCTCTGTATCGAATTGATCCAGAAGTTTTTCAAAAACCTCAATAAGTTCTGGTGCAATAAAATTTTGCTTAAGATCCTTATTAAAAGTTTCCCATGCATCCTGCTTGCTTCCTTGTCTGTCCTCACTTTTTATTGATACGTCAAACGCTTCAACAGGGTTTCCTGCCTGGATGCTGTCATAGATTTTTTTCAATGTCTGAGCGGATGCCTTGTTTTTCGCAGCAATCAGAAAAGCAAGCTTTGAATTAAAAACATTCATGTCGAAAGCAGATGCTACAAGTGCCAGTTTGTAGCTGTAAAATCCGATAATGTCTCCAATCCCACAAAAAGTTGGTCTGAGATAGATGACAGAACAATCTTTTCCGATCTCCATGTCTTCAATGTCAATAACAGCGTTGCTAGCATACGTGTGTATAGTTGCTATCGTTGGCTTGAAATAAATGTTATAGCCTGTCAGCATTGGGTACTGCGCAATAAGTCCATAAAGATCTGTCTTTGTCACGCAAATATAGCCACCGAAAAGTAGGCAATATTTGAAGTAGTCAATATCAATGTTGGCATTATATTTGATGTCAAGCACAGAGCATACACGCTCGTAAAGCATCCGATCAAATATATCTGTATATAAGCTGTCAACCTTAATTCCAGATGGTTGGAAGTAATTTGTACATATATTGATCTTGTCAAAATTCATAGGTGCCCACATTTTTTCATTCCTCCTTTATTCAAAATAAAAACCAGTGTTTAAATAACTGTTCACTTGATCCTGATCTCCCTCAAAACCTGCAAGCTGTATTGATGCATTCCTACATTTTACAAACCCACTCAATGAAGAAATAGTTCTAACAGTTTCGTCCACATAACCCTCGCTTGTTCCATCTGGATCAAGACTTGTACAGGCATATGAATTGAACTCTAAAATCTGGTTATTGAGTATATTTGATATATTACCAATAGTCCCCAGCATAGATATTTCTGGTGCTGTAATGCTTCTTGCTACATCTATTCCTGCTGAGATACCTTGAATGTTTCCTTGTAATCCTGCACTAACAAGGCTCACAGCTGATGTAGTCAACTGGGCTATGTTTGTAGTTGCATAACCAATTTGCACGGGCACTGACAACTGGAATTGATAAGATGCAAAAACAACTTTTTTTGACTGCAAAAATACATTGCATAATCCACTTGTTGCATCAAATTGATAGAGTGCATTTACGCTTTCATCAATTTTATAAGGGTTAAGGGCAACTACTCCAATAAAAGGAAGCTTAATAAAATAGGTTGAAAATGACGGACTATAATACCTAAAATCAGTGATAGCATAAAGTGGATTATCAAAAGCAAATGAATAAGAAAAATTAATAACCGCATCTTCATCAATTCTTTTTGCCATTACACCACTATCCCAGAATCCTAGCTGTATTGCTTCACTATTACTATTTTTAAAGGCATCTTCAATAAATGGAACCCATTTTAAATCAACGATATATTTAAAAGGGTCAAACATTAACTTTGTAACAGCATCCTTTATCACATCAGCAAAATTTGATTCTGTATACATATAGTCGAGTAACCTATTTAATTGGCTGCCATTAATGTAGTATGATGCAACTCCTGTTTTTGAAACTACTCGTATGATATATTGCTGTGAGTATGTTTGTGTCATTATTTTTTCTTTGTGTCTCACATTTCTGGTTGTTAGCACCCAATCATTTGTTGGAATATACATAGAATCATTGGCAAGAGTAGTCTGCCTGCTTGATCTCTCAATAAAACATGTATAGTTGCCGATCTCTGTCCGGTAAGTTGCTAGCACATCCTCACTTGCTGAGATCTCAACCATGTCGTTATTTAATGATGTAGTCGAATTGATAAAATAATAATGGTCAGCCCATTTCAGATAGTTGTATTGCAATGCATTATCCAGTGATAATTTTAATTTAAACACTGGATTCTGAAAAGCGGTATCAGCTTTTAAAAGGCAGGGGACAGAAGTCCCCTGCCCTGCTGGTCTTTTGGTGCTGTTTTTTCGTTTGGAAAAATGAAATAAAATAATCTCTGTCATTTTACATATACCTCACCTTTTGCTGTGATGGCGCAGATCCATCCGGATGGAATCTTTACCCACGTTGCTCCGGCATCATCCTTTTTTATATCTTTTACCGTGACTGTGGTTCCTTTTTTCAGGCATCCATCTGAATGGGCATGTTTCATTCCATCAAAAGTTAGCTGTGCATACTCTTTGACCTGCCCCCATATGCTGTAGCGCACATGTAAGTGATCCACCATTGTAGTATAACTCTTACCTATTTCATAAGATGGACTTTTTTCATCCCATACCCTGCGGATGCAAGATAAGTCAGACCTACGAGTTACAAGACTTTTTACAACTCCAATACCTGGATTATTGACGGTATTTTTTCTTACTCCCCTGCTTTCAATCATATATCCATTACCGATATAAATAGCACAGTGAGTAACCCTATTTCCAAAAAATAGAAAGTCACCTGCTTTCTGCTGCCCAATCGCAATCTTTGTTCCAATCTTGGAATAACCGGAAGCCGTCAGTCTTCCAACATTTGATCCAGCTGTCCTCTGGATCCAGTATAGCAACCCTGAACAGTCAAGTCCCTGTGTGGGGTTTGAACCACCCCACACATATCTCACTCCAAGTAATTCCTTTGCATTTTCGACAAGTTCAATCGCTGTCATGTTATTATCCCTACTTTCCTAAGTGTTCAATTAAGGAATTCATTTTTTCAATGGCAACCGTATTATTTTTAATCACATTTGATAAGTTGTTAACCTCGTTTTTGTGTTCCTCATTGAGTTTATCAACTCTCTGATTGGTCTGATCGTACATGTATTTAACAAAATACGCCATGGCACAACAACAAACAATTGGAAAAGCGTAGTTGCCTAAAATAGTTAAGAATGTGTCCATCATATTTTGTACCTCAAACTAATTATTACTAGGTGGCTTTGGTGCAACCTCCCCAAGCACGTAAAGAATAGCATTATGTGTGAAGTTGTTCCAAGCATTGAAGCGGTAGTGGTCAAAGATATTGTAATATCCGCCTGCCGCATTGAATGGTGTAGTTGCAGAATACATCCACTGATTATTCACACCCATTGCTCTACGATCGTATAAAAGACCGAGTACATAAGGAATATTTACAGCTGAATTTGCTTTCTTTGAAACACCGTTCGCATCAATAATGTTTGGAGTGATGTTAATAGCTGGGCTGTCGAACTCCTGCCAGCCATTTACCAGTTCTTTGTCGGCAATTTTAAGCTGTTCATCGTTAAATACCGTCGGGAATACCTGTGTTTCGCTGTCAATCCAGAAATCTGTGTACATGAGCAACTTCTGGTTCTCCGGACGTGTAAATCTCAAGATATCTTTCCCAGTCAGATTCATGTGATATTTTGTTGTGCGATCCTGCATCTTCTTTGAGTCTTTCTTGATTCTTGCAACCACAAAAGCCATGAAATCTCTGTGATGTTCCGGGCTTAAAAGCTGTTTTCTTGTAAGATATGTACCATATGCTGTATTGTATTCATTTACAAGATCAACCTCATTTGTGCCAAGTGAAGAGATACCCGCCATGAAGTTAAGCACCGTCATTCTGCGCTTTGCTTCGTTTCGGCTCTCGATGTCATTATAATAAGCTGTCATGTATGAGCTTACAAACATAAGAAACTCTGCTTCGTTGGAAAAAGCAAGTGCCAGCTGATCCCGGAATCGTGTGATATGTGACTGAAGTAGCTTGCTTCCGTAGAATTTCAACTCAACTACTTTTGGGTTATTAATCTTGTACATATCCACAGACTGACCATCAGTAAGCTGGTTTTCATTCAAGTCTGTATTCCAATCCTGTGATGCTTCTGCATCCAATGGAAGTGAAATAATCTCACGTGTGATAGCTCCCCATCGCTCATTATCCTCAATGATGGAGCGAAACACACCGGATCTGTACTTTTCCATTTCAAAATATGTTCGTCCACACCACTGGCTGAGTGCTTTTAGTGTTGGTTCTACTCCTGTCCGTAGCATGGTTTCACCCACAGACACAAATGAACTTGTATCCACTGCCTTAATGTTCTCCCTACCAGTAGCCATCTTGTACAGGTCATTAATGATGAGATAAGCATCCTGCACAACTAAACTATTTGCCATTTCCATTACCTCCTCTTAATTCATGATTTTCATAAGATCTTCTGCCACGTTCTCAGATGTTCGTGGTGCTGATCCAGCTTTTCCGGATGCCGAAAGGTTACCAGCCTGTAACGTAGCAGTCAATGTATTGATTGCTGTCAGAAGAGCTGCATTAGTTGCATCCTGTCCAGGAGTAACCTGTTCCGGAGTTGTAACCTGTCCCGGAGTTGTAACCTGTCCTGGAGTAACCTGTCCCGGAGTTGAAATCTGTCCAAGCCCAGACATATTCTGTGCATTCATAATTCCAATGATCTCATCTTTTGAAAATCCAAGCTTTCCGAGTTCCAAAATTTCCTCTACTTTCATTTTTATCTCCTTTTCTGCCGGAAGTTAAAATTAAAATAGGTCAACGCTTCCGGGTTATCACCCCATGGCATCCGCTTCCGGCGGTCGATGTAGCCACGTTGACCTATATCTAATATATAATTTTTAAAATAGTTTGTCAATATAGAATTTTACAGAAATATTCTGGTAGCTGATTCTATTTGTCAGACGATAGCTGTCAATCCAGCTATAAAAGCACCGGAATTGGTCTTTTCCATGCTGGCTGTCTTCAAATACATCCTTGCAGGATCCGGAAATATGATCAGAAACATACAAGTGTGCTTTTGATTTATGCTCATAAATTGCAACTTTTCCGATCACACAAATAAGCTTGTATTGACGGATATCTTCTGATCGGATCGCTGATATATCATCATATGCAAAATCGTTTGACAATGCCATCTTTTCAAAGTCTGTATCTCCAGATAAAGCACGATACAAAGCGGTATCTTTTTTCTTTTCCGATATTGGGGAATTATTAATCAGAATCAAGATGATTCCTCTCTCTTTTAACATGGAAAACTCCTGCTTATTCTTTTTCATTCGTTCCAAGATCGGAAGCAACCCGAAAGCCTGCACAATTGGATTATCCAACGTGTTTGAGTTGGAAGCAAGCCACCATCGGAACGGTTTCTTTCCTTGTAGCTCCCTGTTTGCGGATATTGTTTCAACAGCATTCAGAAAAGCATCATCTTCCCCACTGATTGACTTGGCAATCTTTTCCGGGATAAACTCATCATAAATTCCCTCAGAGAAATCAGATCCAGAGAAACCACGGTTATTATGCATGGATGTAAGACAAAAAGCTTCACCCCGGTATACTTCTTCATCCTCTGTTTGCTCCATGATCTTAATGCGTCCGTATTCCCCTCTTGGTTTTTCAAAATGAAAAAACCTATTCATGTCCTTGTTTATGTCAATCCATGGATCAAATTCCGGAAGAAAGACTTTTGTCAGCTGTTCTTTTGTCCGGCGCATGTAAATGATCTTCTCATTTTTCGAAAATACATCATTGATAAAGTGTTGGAAAATACCATATGTTTTTCCGGTTCGTCTGGCTCCAATAATGAATATGAAATTAATTTTATTTTTATCAGCCAGCTGGACGATCCTTGGAACATCCAGCCAACCATTTCTATCATAGATATTCATTACCGAAATCCACCTCCAGAGGATGCAGGCTCCGAATTCTGATTGCACTCATTGTATTTTTTGATGCAAGCATCCTGCAATAATTTTTTCCATTCTTTATCAAGAGAATAAACAGAATTATAATACTTCCCGTCTTTCCCCTTTGTGCTTGGGAATGACAGGAAAAGACCATCTTTTCCCTCAACCAACGTAAGAGCTTTGATAACCAATGTGTCATCCAGAGAAAGATCAACAAAGGCTTTTGTTTTTGAATTCCCATTATAAGGTTTGCAAGTAATTTTTACGTTTGATTTTAACATCTTATTTTGTCTCCTTTACATCAATTCTAATGATTTTTCCTACTTTATAAGCTACGATACTGATCTCATCATCCTCATAGGTTACTTTTCGCAGGGTGCTTGTTTTCATAGTTTCATAGATTTCTGACATATCAATCAATTTCCTCACCTCCTTTACTGATTTAATCACCCAGCAGTAACAACAATTGACAGCTTGCAAACATGAAACCAAAAGCAATGCATGTCCAGAAAAACGTTTCAATGTCATCTTTGTTTTCTCTCCAAAATTTTTTCATAGTTACACCTCCTGATTATAATTTAATATATTTATGTTACAAAACTATTACAATTTTACAACAATTTATCCGTATACGGTATCTTCAATCTCAAATGGTAATGGTAATCCGGTTTCCTTGTCATATGGTATTGTATGATCCAACTCGTATTCTGTATCGCTCAAGCGGATGGCACATCCATATTCAATCTTGCAACCGTCAATGATTACCTCATTTATTCCATCATGAAATATATATTCTGTCTTCATTTTCCACTTGGGATCCTGCCAATCATTCGATCTTCTGTAGTTCCTGCGGAATGTCAAGTCATTTCTGAAAATAAATCCTTTTCTAAAATTGGTTATATCATCGTTAAGGCAATAAATCCCCTCTTTTGGCACACCTGCGACTGTCAGATGCAAGGATGCATCCTTTTTCAATCGGTAACAATAACGCTTGCTACCCATCGTTTTAAATTCACTGTATATCCCATCAAATTCAGCAATACCCAGTCGGAATGTTTTAGAATTATACTCAACTACTCCGATGTTTCTTTTTTGTGACATTTCAATGATGGATCGATTAAATGAATCCAGTTTATCGTGATCCCAGTCTGTGCCCTTTACTGAATCTGTGTCTGAATATAACCAGTTCCGGCAACAGGAACCCAGCAGGAACAGATAAGCTTGTGCATACGCTGTGATCCATACCCCCCACTGGTAGGGCATGAAGCTGTTCTTGTTCCGATAGAACTTTTCAAGCTCTTTTTCCCTGTCCTCTGGTTCTTTTGATTCCCAGTCTCCGGAATCCATAAGCTCTGTACATAACATCTGAATAATTCTTTGAACTGTCATTCCGTACATACCATTTAATTCGCCTTTTGATATCATGTAGTTTTCTTCGTCCAAGCCTTTAAGGGTGCATTTTTTAAAAAACAATTCCATCAAATATCCGGTAAACCACTCCGGCAAGTAATCTTTTGTTGCCCTCATGACTTTTGACACATCGGCCCAGTCATAGTCATAACTTGAAAGGATGACTTCTAAATCCGGATCCGTAAATGGATATATGACAAGATCAGCGTTGACGATCTTTCCATTATCCAGATTATCGTGGAACTGTTCTTTTTTACTTTTTGCTTCCGGAAAAACACATACTTTCGCTTTTGAAAAAGCAAGTGGAGGCATAGGACAGTCTTTTTTTAGTCTCAGATTCTTTAATCTGATATATCCGGAAAAAGCATAGTCATCTTTCAATTCCATAATGTCTTTTAATGTTATATTGTTAGTATAACAAAATTTTGACATTGGAAACTTGCAATAGCACATCCATGCTATATAGGAACTTGTGAAATCGTAGCACTCAACAGGATCTTTTATCAGTTGGTTGACATAGTACCTATTGGCATGAGTATAACCACCGTGATAGCAGTCAAGCATCTGGTCATACTGCTCCAACGTCAGAGCCATTTGTTCAAATTGCTTTCGCCATTTCTTGTCTTTTCTCGCTCGCCTGCGGGAATTGGCACGGATAAAACCTGTATTTGTCAACGGGCAGTTAGCCACGTTAAATCCTCTTTGGTTTATGTATTTGCGTAATGCCTTGCATAGACTGATTGTATCCGTACATACATATGCTATTTCTTTTGCTGTACGTGGGCTTTCCGGTGTTCGAAATTTCTTATAGTCCCATGTTCCAACTGCTTTCTCAGTTGTTCCCATGTCTTTGCAAAGTTTCTCAAGTGATCGTTGTGTGAGTATTAGACTATCACGGAATTCAATTCCCTGCGATGTCCATTTCATAAAAATATATTTATGGGTTTTAGCAGATAAAGACTTATCAGGATAGCCCCATTTTTGGAAAAAATGATTACGGAGAAAAACATAGTCATAAGGGAAATTGTGCACATAAAAGCGTACAAGATGACTATCATCACTATGAAGAGTTGTACAGATCCTATCAATCGTATCAATCAGATCGGAAACATGATTACCGTAAATACAGCAATCATCCTCTATAGTGATTGTCCAATCCGTGACAAAACCAATATCTTTGTTCATGTAAACAAATGTCTCTGTGTCTATAGTTATGATTTTTTCATAAACACCAAGATAATGTCCTGCATTGGACCTCCGGATAAAATCACCATCGAAAAGGCGCATATAATCATAATTTTTAAAATAAATAACCGGATATCCTGCGACTACCATTACTTTCCCTCCATACTATGGCCTGTATTTCAAAGCTTCCGCTTCACCTGAGAACCCCAACTGTTTTGCTATCGTGTCAGCCATATCTGGATCAGTTCTCCCCCGGAATTTTTCCAAATCTTTTATAATTTCAGAAACAGTAGAATCATCCAATTTATGACTGATGATTCTCAAAGCTTGCTTGCTGTCATAGAAATTCTGAATCCGTTTCCAGACCTCAGATTTGAAAAAAAGTTTCATTTCTGTTTCTGACTTAAAGATAATTCCATAGCTTTCGAGCTTCTTTCGACGATTATCTATAATCTTCCTCCAACCCTGCACAGTGCTGCTTTTTTCTTTCAGTATTTTTTGTATTGCTTTGACCTGGGTTCTAGGCAATCCTTTATATTTTTCATTTTCCAGATTTTCCGGAATAGTGGATCGCCCTGGAAAAAATCTTGCAAGCAGATCTTGATAATCTGCGTACGCTCCTCCAACCTCTGAGTCAAACCCTTTTGCCTTTAACCTGCGCATACGCTGATTCAAACGTTTTGCAAGCTGTCTGCGGAGTTGCAAAGCTTCCATCGTTGTTAGCATGTTCGGGTTGACATTCAGACCCTTTGACGTGGTTGGGATTTTAGGATTCTTCGGCATTGTTAAGCACCCCCTTCATATATTCATATAGTTCATAAAAATCTCTAGTATTAATACAATAATCTAATTCTGGTTTTTTAATGATCAAATAGAGATTTTCGCAAATCACTCTTGCATCATTGATTGTATCATACACAAAAAATGAAGCACTAAAATTATCTTTCATAACACCTATTACAGACTGTGCACGTGTGTACATTCTCTTGCGTGAGATCCGCTTTATAGTAACCTTTATTTCTGGATATTTTAATTCTATCATATCCGACCTGTCAAGATTTGGTCTGGATTTAATAAGAGTTACAACCGGGGCTTTTACCCCGGTATTGGTATATTTGATTTTTGTGTATTTTGATTTCATTTACTATTCCTCCTTTACAATCAATATTTAAGATTACAATAATCCATGACTTTTTGAAACCCTAAACCATCATCATCGGTGACAGTTATACCGTTGGGTATACACCGGATGGCAATGTAACTCCATGGACAACTAACTTTATTAAGTACACAGGACTTGAGGATGTCACAATATCTGCAAATGGTGGGGCATCTTTCTCAACAAGTACTAATTCATTTCTTATGTTGTTAAACGCTGTACCAGCTTCTGCGGATGTAAAACAGGTCCTTGTCGTAGGTGGATTTAATGAGTTTGGAAGCTACTCAGAAATTGAAAACGGAATCAACGCTTTTATGGGAGCAGCAGAAGCAAGATTTCCGAATGCCAAAGTGTTTTCTGCCATGGTAGCATGGTCAGTTGATCGGACAGATGATCCAAATGTACAGAATAGGCTCAAGACTGCGAAGAGTGTGTATAACATACAGCGGAAGAATTGGCGGTATTTGACAGGAAGCGATTATATTCTTCATGCAGATGGTTTTCTTGCTTCTGATGGATTTCACCCAAACACAACAGGGCAGGAACGGCTTGCAGCCTATCTTGCTACAGCTGTAGAAACAGGATCGTGTAGTCCATCATTTTATGATGTTATTGCAAATTTTGAAGCAGGTGACTTTGCACCAACTCTTGGATCAAGTTGGACATTTGTTAGTTCGTATAATGAGAATACGAGTACTCTGATATGGGGTAACTATGTTTGTCTCCCAAACAGCGGAACACTTGTCTGTGATGGCACGGAATACCGTTTGGGACGGATTTTCTCAACGTCTTTTATTGGAGATCATAACGGATACACATGCTATCCAACAACTGTGATCGTTAAGTCCGGAAGTAATTTCTATCACATCCCTGCACAGCTTAACTTCCGAGGAAGGCATATCTATTTAGCCCTGTATGATATTTCAGACGATAAGCACTACTACCGGACTTTGACAGAAGTAACACAGGTACAAATTCATAGAGGTTCAATCACAATGTAATAATAGAGATGGCCCAGCGGATGCTGGGCTATTGTTTTTACTCTTCAAATAGAAATTCATCTAAAATATCTCTCTTGACATCAACTATAGTGTTAAAAGTACGAGTGTACTCAGCACCTGTACAGAGTACCTTGTAAGAAACATCATACTTATATTTATCTAATCGGTTCACATACACTTCAACAACTCCAGCTAATGACTCAAAAGCACTCCAGCAATATCCCTCATCATTTGCCCTTTCCAACAACTCATTAAGGTTTTCTAAGCTATTCATATCTTGTTTCCTCTCTTTCATTTGATAAGTCTACTATAGTCCAATTGAACTAATATGTCAATAGAATAAGTGACGACTTTGTATGATATTGTCAGACAATTTAATGTTATAGTTATCTAGCAATATTCATGCCAGTTTTTTGCAATTATGAACAGATTGGGGAAATGTTAACAATTTGTTCACAGGTTGGTCTTGCCAAG